TTGATCCACTAAGACCCCTAGTTCCAGTAATTAAATCAGCATTAACAATAACCGGCTGTATATCGTTGGGTGCTTTAGCGATGTTATCTTCTTGATTCATAGTACAAACCAAGTAACAACCATCCTCAGCCTTCCAACTCCTAGTACCAGCTAGTTTATTAGCTTGTGATATATTATGTGGAGGTTGTCGTATTGTCTTACCAGAAAAAGCTCCTCGAGCTATTACATTTGGGGGTACCGCTGCATCTAATGCATACGCGTAATAAGTTGAATCATCGTAAGTGTTGGTATTCTGTCTCCAAACAGTACAACTACCCTGTCGATTAATAACAGCCGTTGTATCATAAATTTCAACACCCCATCCTATAACGCGATTAGGTCCTTGGGTGTATGTGGCGTCCAAAGACATACCACGACACACCGCATGGGTGCCATCAGCTCTATAGAATGGGCCTAATTCAACCCCATCCCCACCTGCGTATATACTAACAGGAAAAATGGGTTGCAAGGTTGCGGGGGTTTCTTTCGCGAGATTACCTGCTAAATTATAATCACTCATTATATTTGTAACAGTATCTCCATAAGTCCACGGAAATGTGGCTAGCGAAAAACTCCAATTACCAGCGGGAAGACCTGCTGGTTTGCTGAGACTCATTTGGTACGGAACCTTGAGTATACATGATTGTCCAACTTGGGTATCAGGATAACCACATAAGTCAGGTAACTCCTTATCATGATATGGGTCAGCAGCAACTATGCACCAAGCAGCTCCAGAGGGGGATATAACCTTTCCTTCTGTTAAGCGATGTAATAATTGTTCACCAGTATTTACTCGTGACATTTTAGATGATCAAGTAAGTTCTTTATGCCACCACCATCCTGTGACTTGAAAAAATGAAAAAAGTCACACAAAGAACTCTCCTTACCTGAATAAAAGTTAGCGAGCATATCTCGATCAAGAGGACCAAGATTAATGAAGCTCTGTACTTCAGGGGGTTGACCATCCGGTACGTTTATTATCAAGTGCCGATAAGCATCAAGAAACGTATCACGATATTCTGTCGCAAAACTCATCATCGTAAGAACAAAACACTTCGAAATATAAGAAGCTAAAGAGTCACTCTTATCATTAGTGTAGATGAACGAGGTTGCGAGTCTCACTGGATTATAACACGGATAATAATAATTATCAATGCACTCGAAACGAAACCCGAGAAATTCCATCTTGGTTATATCATAGTCATAACCACCATGTAAGAATTTTAGTTTCATTCCAAAACGTTTAAAGAAATTGTTGAGGTAACAGTCATCGGTTCCCATACCATGGAGAACGTGGTCAAAT